AAGATTATATTCGCAAGGTATTACCATTCATTCGTCCAGATTATTTTTCAGATAATACAGAAAAAATTGTATTCAAAGAAATATTTGAATTCATAAATCAGTACAAGAATCCTCCTACGCATGAGGCACTTGTAATCAACTTCACAGAGAAGAAGACTCTTACTGAGCCTCAAGTCCAAGAGGCAATTGAATTACTTAACAAAGTACATTCAGATAGAGATGAACCGACTGAAACACAATGGCTGATTGAACAAACTGAAAAGTTTTGCCAAGACAAGGCCATCTATAATGCCATTATGGAATCTGTTTCTATTCTGGACAGTAAGAGTGATAAAAGAACTAAAGGTGAAATACCTCAACTTCTAAGTGATGCTCTTGGTGTTTCATTTGATAACAACATTGGCCATGATTACACACAAGACTATGATTCTCGTTATGATTCATACCACAAAGTAGAATCTCGTATTCGTTTCGACCTTGACCTCTTTAACAAGATTACAAAAGGCGGTTTGCCAATCAAAACTCTAAACATTGCACTTGCTGGCACTGGTGTTGGTAAGTCTTTGTTTATGTGTCACGTTGCTGCAGGCAATTTGTCGCAAGGACAAAATGTTCTCTATATCACAATGGAAATGGCAGAAGAAAAGATTGCAGAACGTATTGATGCTAACTTGTTAAATATTGATTTGGATGAATTGAGAACAATCAGTAAAGAAGATTACACAAGAAAATTCTCTGCACTCAAATCTAAGACACAAGGCAAGTTAATCATCAAAGAATATCCAACTGCTGGTGCAAGTGTACTCCACTTCCGTGCATTGTTGAATGACTTGGCTTTGAAGAAGAACTTTAGACCAGACATTATCTTTATTGATTATCTAAACATCTGTTGTTCAGCACGAATTAAACCTGGTGCAAACGTAAACAGTTACTCATACATTAAGGCGATTGCAGAAGAACTCGGTGGTCTTGCTGTTGAGTTTAGTGTACCAGTTGTATCTGCGACACAAACAACTCGTAGTGGTTTCAGTAACTCGGATCCAGGTCTTGAAGATACTTCAGAATCATTTGGTCTACCTGCTACTGCTGACTTTATGTTTGCGTTGGTAAGTAATGAAGAACTTGAAGCATTGAATCAGATTCTCGTTAAACAATTGAAGAATCGTTATGGTGATCCTAATTTATATAAACGATTCGTTCTTGGTATTGACCGTGCAAAGATGAGACTATATGATGTTGAAGAATCTGCACAACAAGATATTGCTGATGCAGGCATTCCAGATAAACCTTTGAACACATTTGGTAACAGAGAACGAAGAAAAGACTTTGGTGGATTAAAAGTATGAAGTTGACACACGAACAAGCCGTTCATTGTGCAAATGTATTCTCAAACTACTTTGATAAGTTTGGTCGTATTGATGAGTACATGCGTGAACAAAAACTCGCATCAATGGCAGAGAGGTCACCTGTACTCTTTGGCATGGGACCTGAAGAAGACTTGTTCTCTGATTTTACAATGTCACCTGCTGATATGGAATTTGAAGTTGTAGAATTGGCACAAGACAGATGGGAAATTTATTTGAGTATGATTTCATCACATTCAAATATGACAAGTATACCTGGTCGTTGTTTACGATTGGCAGTAATTGAAAAGAAAACTCAGAAGTGGGTTGGTTTCATTCGTCTTGGTTCTCCTGTTATCAATTGTAAACCTCGTAATCAAATGTTAGGTCAAGTATTCACACAACATGAAGGTGGTGCTCAAAGATTCAATCAATGTGCTGCAATGGGTTTTGCAATCGTACCTGCACAACCATTTGGTTTTAATTACCTTGGTGGTAAGTTACTGGCTGCAATCTGTACTACACATGAAGTTCGTAAAATGCTTGATGACAAATACAAGATGAATACTTGCTTGTTTGAAACTACCAGTTTGTATGGTTCTTCTAAGGCAGTATCACAATATGATGGTATGAAACCTCTGATTCGTTTCAAAGGTTTGACTGATAGTGATTTCTTACCCATGTTACATGGTGACACATATACGAATCTCAAAGACTATATTGAAAACATTACGGGTGAAGATTTGGCACCACAAGATGCATCAAGTCGCAAACTGAAAATTTCCAATGCGATGGTCAATCTAATCAAGGTATCATTGAAAGGTACACCTGAGGCTGCTAAGTTTACCGCAACCATTGAGAACGCCAAGAATCTGAATGAACAGAAAAGATACTTCATTTCAGATTATGGATTTAAGAATATGGTAGAGTTTGTCAATGGTGATGCAGAGAAGTTAATTCCTGGCGAAAACTATGAAAAACATCATCTTTCCAACATCATAGAGTGGTGGAGAAAGAAAGCCATCAATCGTTTTGACACATTAACAACAGAAAACCGTATCAGGACTGAACAAGAAGTCTGGACAAGTGGGAAAGTGCTTGACATAATTCGGTAACCGTGATAGTATAAATACTCCAATAACGAACGGAGTATTAAATGGCATATGAAGCTTCAGAGATAATGATGGCTGCAGCTTTAATGTATCCAACAAATGTGTTATTGGAATACACAAAAGATGTTGGAACATTAAGGCAATTAATGATTGATGCGAAAAATAAAATAACAAAAGGAACTGATAAATCTATATATTTTGGTAGCTCAGCTATTGAAAAAGGTTTTACTGATTTAATGGATGAAAAAAATTCAGAAGCACTAAAAGATTTAGCTGGAGGAATTTCTGCCGCTATTGGTGTGAGAGATTATTTAACAAAAGAAGGTGAAACTGGTGGTAAAAATTTATCTCCTTCAATTTATATGACAGGCAATGTTTGGCCAAAAGATGTTGAAAAATTTCGTGTTAGTGCTTATGGATTTGAGGATTATAATTCATCAGATGTTATGGCAACCGCAGATAAAAAAACTTTTTATGGAATATCATTAAAGAAAAAAAGAAAAACTAATGCTGGAGAACCAACATTAATCAATAAAGCTTTTGATTCTGTTTTGGATGGTAAGCAGTTTGATAAAATTAAGGAAGAATTGGCTAATATTCGAGCTGAATATTTTTCTGGATTAGTAATAGAGGCAGTTGATAGAGGTATAATTTTAAAATCTCATATTAAAAATTTTGACGCACTAAAAAAAACAACTAATGGAAGAAAAGAGTTGTTTGAGGGTAAACAAAGAGATAAAAAATTATTTGATAGGTCTTACATAGATACAAAAGGATCCGCAAAATTACCAGGTGGATATAAAAGTGATGATACAAAAAATCAAAATTCTATGAGGTATTTTGTTAATAAAAAATTAGCAGAAAAAAATAATCCACTTTGGAAAGAATTTGTTAAAGTTATGAATAAGTATTCAGACCTTTTTGCTGAATCTCTAATTAATATAATTTTAAAAACAAAATTATTTGAAGAAATAGAAGCTAAAGATTTAAAAAATTATAAATTTAATTTTTTCTTAGTAACGGGAGTTGGAGATATTACTTCAAAGGGTGATGTTCAAATAGGTCATGCAACAGTTCTTCCATTAAAAACAACATTGTGTGGACTGACAAGAATACAGGAAAAAAATAAAAATAAAAAATATGAAATTGTTTTAGATGATGTAAAAAAAGGTGAATCAGAAGCAGCAAAAATATTTCTTCAATTGAAGAAAGGTAATTTAACATTACTGGACCTTGAAATACGATATAAAGGTGCCTTTACACCACAACCACAGTTTCAAGGAACAATACATCCAGATTTCAAAAGACTTTTAAAAGATGAATGTGGATTAGGATAAAAAAAATGAAATTCACACAATTTTTAACCGAAGCAAAAAAAGAAGGTGCAAACCTTCACCTAGAACACCTTGAAGATGAAATTCTAAATCGTGGTGTTCAAGGTGGTCGTGATGCAATTAATTTTCTACAGGCATTGAGAGATATGCTTGCGGGTCATTCATCGTCAAAAGTAAACACCACAACAAAGTGGGATGGTTCACCTGCAATTTTTTGTGGTATTAATCCAGACAATGGTAAATTCTTTGTGGGCACAAAAGGCGTATTCAATGCAAATGCAAAGTTGAATTACACCGATACAGACATTGACAAGAACCATCCAGGTGAAGGTCTTAATGCAAAACTTAAAGTTGCTCTACGATATCTCCCAAAACTTGGCATCAAAGGTGTATTGCAAGGTGATATGATGTTTGCAAAAGGTGACCTATCAGAGAAGACACTTGATGGTGAAAGTTATATTACATTTCAACCAAACACATTAATCTATGCTGTGCCATCTGATTCTAAGTTGGCAAAGACAATGCAAGCTGCACAAATGGGTGTAGTGTTTCATACTTCATACACAGGTAAAACATTTGCTGATATGAAGGCATCATTCAATATTGATATTAAGAATTTAACACCAACTAAAGATGTTTGGTTCCGTGATGCATATTTTACTGATGCATCCGGTACTGCATCATTCACAGAAGATGAAACAAAACAAATAACTTCTATTCTGTCTACTATTGGTGCAACATTCAAACAAACAAACTCTATGTCTATCGGTAGAATTTCTGGTAATGATACAATCAGAGAATACAGTAAGACATTCAATAACACCAAAGTGCGTGAAGGCCAAAAGATTACAAATACTGCCGCACATAC